GCCGTGCTTGAGTTCAAGCGCGTGGATCGCGTTGCAGGGCTTGCAGAGCAGTTCGAGGTCATCGACCGCGCGCTCCAGCTTTGCGATCTGCCGATGCCACTTGTTGCCCAACCCGCGCAGCTCCTTCCCTCCACCTCCATTCTTGTGGTTGATCTCAATCAGCTCGGCGCGATCACAACCGCATCGGACGCACGCCACGATCCCGCGGCCCACGACCAGCAACGCTCGGCGTCGATAGCGCCGCTCCCATTCGGTGGAGTATCCGGGACGGGCAGCGCGCCACGCCTTCAGGCCCTCGATGTTCCGTTTCGCCTTGGGTCTTGCGCGCACCTCCTTGACCTTCCCGCATCCGGGACAAGGTTCTCGGGTGGTCAGTCCGGCTGGCTTCCACGTCGTGTCGCAGGCCTTACAGGCTACGATCGGCTTGAATTTGCTGTCCCGGCAGTCGCCCAGATACAGCGTCGCCTCTCCGATTTTCTCGATCCTAGACATACCGCCTCACATCTCGCGCTAGGGACTTGGCCGAGACGGAAGAGCCCTGGCCTCTTTGGGTATGGGTGGCGCAATAGAGGCCGTCCTGAGCCTGGACGCATTTCCCGCAGAACATCTGATCCGCACCCTCCGAAAGCCCCACAGGCCATCGGCATGTGCTTTGGTGCAGCGGTGCGGAAACTCCCGCGAGGCCGCTCACGAGGACGGAATCCGCATCTACCGGGTCAACGGTGAACCGATAGGGCTCGCCGGGGTTCTCGGCGCGGTTCTTCGCACGGTGGACGATGTTAACCGCTAAGGACCGCTCGGAAGCCGGGCGCTTCGGTTTCGGAGCCTCAACCTTCTTCGTGCCCGGCTTGGAGGCTTTCTGCGTCCCCTTCGTAAGCCCCGACCGATGCCAAAGGCCGATCACAGCCGACCGACTCACCTTCAGATGCTTAGCCGCCTGGCCTGCGGACAATCCGTCGTGGAAATACCTTTTCGCTTGGGCTTTGGCGTGGTCGGTCCAGCTCATGAGGCTCCCCCGTTCCGTGGATGATAGACCTTGGCGATATGGCGGCTCAGGGCCTCGGGAATTTTCGCAATCTTGGCGGACGCGGCTTTGCGAGCAGCGCCTTTCGATGTGGTGCGCGGGATTTCCCAACCGAACGCATTAGGGTGGTTGCGCTCGTAGCCGTCAGAGTCTCGGTTCTTGATGCCTTCCGCCGCAGCCGATTGCGCGCCGGCGATTGCGGTGAAGTCCTGTCCACGCAGGTTTCTATTGCTCCAATTCATGCCCTTGGATTTGAACCCCTCGTCGGGAGCGACGTGGCGGTTAACACTCTCGGTCTGGAACGACTTGCCCGAGCCGTCGAAGCGGAAACCAGGATTCTTTACCCCTTCATCATCCCATCCCCGGGCGCCGGTGAAGTTAGGACGATTGACGTTCAATTGTTCGCCTTCCCTCACCTTGAGGCGCGAGTGATATTTCTGGATCGGCATGAGCGCGGGGACGTCACCCCAGAGGAAGAATGACCCGAAGGACCATCGGGCTCGGCCAACCCACGGCTGGGCGCCATTCACGTTCTCAATCACCATTGGGATGTGACGGCCAGCAGCCTCGCAAGCCTCCCGCTGGATACGGAAGCAGGCGTTGAACAGGGCCAATTCCTTCGCCAAGAGTTCCGGATCCGCCCTCGTTCTCGCGGCGCGTTCCTTTGCGAGGGACCACGGCATGGCGGTATACGAAAAGAACTGACAGGGCGGAGATGCGAGAATTAGGTCCGCATCGGCCAGTTCCGCCCCATGGATCGTCAGGACGTCCCGCAGGACCAAATCCAAGCCCTCAGGCTTCGGCGTCCCCGTCTCCGTGAACATGTCGAAAAGGTCATATCGGCGGACATGGAAGCCCTCGGCCTCCGCACCCTCAGCCCAGCCGCCAAGGCCAGAGAACAGGTCGATTGCAAGCGGCTCGGTCATGTGAACATCGGCCTATGCAGAACCGTCCGCCAAGCCCCTGCGACTTCCGATTGCGGCTTTCCATTGATCAGCGGGATTTCGGCCCACTGGTAGGCTAGGACTTGGTTCACATGCCTGAGCGCGTCGTGGTTGTTCTGGTGACGGACTGTGGCGTCGATAGCCTCCACGACCTCGGCGCGGGTGTGGCCGGGCATTCTCAGGACCATGGACTCCATCGGGCGTCTGGTGGTCCGAAGCCAGCGGAGGCGTTCGATTTCCGCGAGGGTGAAAATCTTCACAGCAACGATCCCCTTCCCTTGGACCAGACCAGAGCATCCCATTTCTGAGACGCGGCCTTGTCGTAGTGCCGAAGCATGGTCAGCCAGCCCCCCCAGCTATCCGCCGCATCCTTGGCCGCGTCCCCGGTGGGTAGATCGACCCCGCATTGAAGGGCCGCCACGACGAGCAATTCTTTGTCGGCATAGGACTTCCCCGTGACCTCGCGCTTGATGGCGGTCGGGAGGACTTCCGAGACGGGGATTTCGCGCTTGAGGCAGTACCATTCGAGGAAGGCTCCGAGCGGATAGACGCGCCTCAATGTGCTGAGTTTGTCCCCGTACCGCTTGCCCTTCCCGCGAGAAATCAGGAGCGGCGCCTCATAGCCCACGGCCTCAATGGCATGTTCGGCAAATAGCGCGTCCAGCCTCTTCTCGAATTGCAGGAGAAGCTTTCCGTATTCCGCCCCGACCTTATCGAACCGCCAGACGTCACAGAGAGGGATGACCGAACCATCCCCCACCGTGAAGCCCGTCAGGTTCGGGCCGAGATCGAGAAAGGCGAGGATCACTTCGCCAGGTTCACAGGCTTGTTGCCGGGCTTGCCGTCCACGCCCCAATCCTTGGCCTGTTTCGCCGCAGCGGCCTTGATGTCCTCATCGCTCAGAGCGGCTTGGGCGGCTTCATCGGCGGCGAAGTCGGCCTTCGCCTGCTCACCCACCGCCTTGGCCTTGTCGGCGGCCTTGGGCTTTCCGCCGGTCAGCTTCGGGGCGATGGCGGCGATGGCTTCCAGCGATTCGGCAGTTCCCCGCGCGTGGCCATTCATCCAGGCCTGCACGAACCGCTCGGGGACTTCCTGCGGGGGCTTGGCGGGCAGACCGCGCAGACCGGCCTTATAGCCCTCCGCGCCATGGTGGAATTCGTCCTTGGCTTCGGCGGGGGTTTCCGCGCCTTCCATCGTGGCAATGGATTCATCGTCCACAATGCCCAGCCATTTGTAGTGCTTCCGACGCCGGACCTCATCCGCGACGTTATCGCGAGTGCCGTCGCTCATCCGGTCCAGATAGTCTTCCAAATGCTGGCGTTGGAAGCCCGCGCTCTTAGCCAGCCGGAAAAGCTGGGTCCGAGCCTTCTTCGCCGCATCAAACGGGGCTTTCGCCTTCTCGACTTCCGCGTTGGCGGTGTTGAGCTTGGAGACGAAGGACAGGAGTTGGACTTTCTCACCTTCCTCCACTCCCCGGCTATTATCCCCTATCGCAGCCGGTTGCCCGTCGCCGAGTTGGTTCGCCATATCGTTCCCTCGTGTTGAAAAATGTGCTGGCCACAAATCCATAGGTCGGAAACGAAATAAGTGCAAGCACCCCATTGACAGGGTGATAGCACCGTTTATGGTCGGGTCATCGGAACGCCAGACCCGAGGAGAAAATCAGATGACTACCGACGTGGCTCAACGCCAAGAAGATAACCGCCGAGACCACCTCGCTGGGATCGTGACCGGCGATCTCATCAATGCCGGGGCGGTGTTCTGCCGCCCGACTGCCCCCATCATGCGCTACGACCACGCCGCCCAGAAGATGGTGAGCGACCCGTGGTGGGACGAGAACAACGAACGCAGCAAGGGCTACGGCCATGGGTTCGCGGTGTTGGTCATGGCCATGGAGTCGGTGAGCACTCAACCCTAACCACCAACCGCGCCGGGTCGGCCACCCGGCCTAACACAGGAGTCCCTTGATCCAACCGGATGCGCCCTCCCCCCGAGATTTTGCGCGTCCGGTTTAATCAGAGGATTGGAGATAGATGATGGCTAGTCACACCCCTGGGCCTTGGACGACATCTCCGGTTGGGCGCGTTGTCGCAAACTGCGGTAATGGCCCTCGCGCGACGGTCTGGGCCGATGAGCCAGAGCTTTTCACACAAGAGGTTATCAGGGCCAACGCCCGCCTGATCTCCGCCGCGCCTGAGATGTTCGAGGCGCTGAAAGAGCTGCTTTCTGGACACGATAACCTCTACGTCGCGCACTTCGGGCCGAATGCCGACCCGACGCGGGATATCGCAACCCACGCCGCGCGCGCCGCCCTCGCCAAAGCGTCAGGAGGCCAGCCGTGACCCTCCAAATCTTCCGCCCCCGCACCCCCATGCTCCGAACCATCGGATCGGGCCTTCTCGCCCTTCTCGGCCTCGTGATCATGACGGCGGCGGCTGGGTCTTTCATCTGGTTCTGCGTTGAGTGGATCAGTCTGAGGTTTGGATCGTGAAAATCATCACTTGGGCCACCGACAACCCCGACATTGCCCCCAGCCTCCGGGCCTGCGCTCGGTTCCGCATCCCGGCGATGGTCGGCTTCGGCCAGACGCGCCGACAAGGTGAGGACTGGCATCCCATTGTGATCTACGCCGCCAGTGAAGATGAAGCCCGTGCCAAGGCCCAAGCGTGGTGGGATGCGGAGGTTCAGAAGGTCCGTGACAAGGAAGCCGCCGCCCAAGCTAGGGCCGATGCCCGCGCGGCCTCTGCCGCTGCGAAAAAGGCTGGGATGCCCATCCCTGAGGCTGAGACGCAGCCCGACCCGGAAGAGACCGACTACGTTCTCTAGTGCTTGCACCTTTAGGGCTCCGGTCCTAGGGTGAAAGCGCCAGACAGGAGAAGACATGCTCAACACTCAGACCGCGCGCTATTTGAAGCGCAATGGCGTCTCTGCCGAGAACATTCAGGCGCTTGATGAAGGCCGCCCCGTGTGCATCACGGCTGACAGCCTGACGAGCTGGATCAAGGGTGCTTTCACGGACGGCGCATCGCATTCCCGCCGCTCGCTCGCCGTGGCGCTGCTGCCTCAAATCGAGGCCCTAGTGGAGCTGGCTAAAGCTGAGGGCGCCGCCAAGGTCTGGTCCGACGCGCATGATCAAATCATCCGTGCCGAAGCCAAGACGGATCGCCTCTGCGATGAAGTCCATGACATGAAAGCCAGCCTCCAGTGCCTGAGCGTGTTCGAGAAGAACCACCGTCGATTCTGGGCCATCGTTGCGGACTGCCAGCAATGGTTCAACGGCTTTGCGGCGGCCCATGCTGGACGAGATAGCTGGGATCAGCCTCGCATTCCCAACCCGGATACGCTGCGCGATCTCAATGCGGCTCTTTCCAGCCTCGATGTTTCCGAAGATGAGGATGTGCCGTTTTGAACATCATCAAATGGGATGGCCAGGCGATCACGCGGCCTGGATGCTATTCGGGCGTGAGCATGTCCCGGTATCACGGCCCGAACCTCACGTTGGGCGCCAGCGTGTCGCGCTCCGGTCTGTGGAAGGTGTTCGATGACAGCCCGGCCCACTACTGGCTGACGTCGCCCTACAACCCGGAATATGAGCCGCCGGGGGAAACCGAGGCACTGGTTATCGGTCGGGCCGCGCACCACCTGCTGATGGGCGAGCCGAATTTTCGACAGCACTTCGCTATTCGGCCTGAGGAATGGTCGGATTGGCGGACGAAAGACGCCAAGGCGTGGCGCTCGGCGCGTCAGGATGAAGGGCTTTCCGTCTTGGAGCCGAAACATCTGGACGCGATCCGAGGTATGGCGGGAGGGCTGAACGCCCACCCTCTCGTGCGGGCCGGACTTCTCAACGGATTGATCGAGCACACCCTCGTGGCGCAGGACCCCGAAACCGGAATTTGGCTCAAGGTCCGTCCCGACGCCATTCCGACCGATGGTTCGGACGTCTCGGACCTGAAGACCTGCGTGGACATTTCCGACGATGGCCTAGAGACGGCTATCGGTCGCGATGGGCTGTTCATGCAGGGCGCTCTGATCGCTTACGTTTACCGGCTTCTCGGCATGGAGATGCGGAGTTTCACCCTGTGCTTCGTGGAGAAGGCCGCGCCGTTCTGCGTCCGAACCAAGACCCTCACGACGTCTGACTTGGCGCTGGGCGAGGATGCGGTTGTGGCGGCGCTCCGGACCTTCCGTAAGTGCATGGATCGCAACGTCTGGCCTGGCCCCGGTGGCGAACAGACCGACGCCGAGTACATCTCGATCAAGCCCTATCATCGCAAGCGGTTCGAGGACCGCATCCAATTCATGGAGAACGACCTGTGACCGAAACGACCGCCCTCACCACCACCCAGCCGAAGTCCGTCCTGATCAATATGGCGGACAAGTACGGGATGGAGCCCGCTGCGTTCGAGGCGACGGTTCGGGCCACCGTGTGCAAGAGCGCCAGCCGCGAGGAATTCGCCGCGTTCCTGCTGGTGGCGAAGGAATACAACCTCAACCCCCTGACCAAGGAAATCTTTGCGTTCCCCGCCAAGGGCGGCGGCATCGTTCCCGTGGTCAGCATTGACGGCTGGTGTCGGATTTCCAACGACCATCCGGCCATGGATGGCATGGAATTCGAGGACATTCTGGAAGACGGCGAGCTGATCGCCATCACATGTCGGATCTACCGCAAGGATCGCAGCCGTGCGGGGTCCGTCACCGAATACATGTCGGAGTGCCGGGGGACTTCCGACGTTTGGAAGCGCTGGCCGGCGCGGATGCTGCGCCACAAGGCCATGATCCAAGCGGCCCGCTACACTTTCGGCTTCTCCGGCGTCTATGACGAGGACGAATACGAGCGGATGCAGATGGCCCGCGACGTCACCCCGGAACGGTCGGGCATGATCCAGCGCCTTGAGGGCCATCAATCGGAGAGCGGTTTCTCCGACGCGGCCATTGCCGAGATCGAAGAACACGCCCCGCCCGAGAAGCCCAAGCGCGGCAGGCCCCGTAAGGACGCGCAGGAGGGCGGTTCGGAGCCTGAGGCTATCCAAGAGCCTGAAACCCCCTCCGAGGCCGCCAGTGAGCCCCAGGAGGAACCGGAAGTGGTCCGCCCTACCGAGACGGAGACTGCCCCGAGTGCGGAACCCGAACCGGCTTCGTCGGCCTCTGTCACCGATGCGTCGATCACTTCGCCGGAGGACAGCCATGGTTCCGAGGACACCGAGAATTCTACCGCCGATGGGCCGGTCGAGACGGAAGCCTCTGAGGATGCGGAATACACCGTTCTGGATGTCATCAAGGAAGGTTACCCGGAACCGGGCGAGGTCTACCATCTGACCGGCGACTTCTGGGGTGAGGATGGGCGCCGAGACACCTACAAGGACGGGCTCCCGTTCAGCTCGGCCAAGCAGGAAACCGGCCACGCGATCTATGAGGACCATGCGCCGGAAGGGCCTGGTGTGGTGATCGAGCCGACCAAGGCCGCCCCGCCTCCGCTGCCCCCCGAATTGGCCGCCTACGTGGACAAGATCGAAGCCGCCCCGACGTGGCCCGACATCATGGGCCATATCAAGGGCCTGTCGGAGGACATGCAGCACCGCATCCGGGCCAACACCTGGGATGTGGTGATCGAACTCAAGGAAACCCCCGACTACACGAAGGACGCCAGCGCGTTCCGACTGTGGATCGAGACGGTGGAGGAACCCACGGTCATCGGAGATGTGTTCTCCAAGGTCCAAGCCGGGGAGCAATTCCGGAAGTTCCCGACGAACGCCCAGGAGACGCTGAAACTGATCGTGAAGCGGCGACTGGCGAATATCGGAGAGGAGTGATGCCGCGCATTCGGGTCATCGACTTTGAGACGACCGGAATGGAACCTCCGGCAGAGGTTTGCGAGGTCGGAAAATGCGACCTTTATCTGCGGGATGGGGAGACGGAGTGGACAGTTAATCCCCTCCCCGTCTCCTATCTTTGCGGCGTTAAGTCCATGCCCGCCGAGGTTCGAGCAATCCACCACATCACCCTAGCCGAAACCGAAGGCTGGGCGCCGTTCATGGATGGCGTTCTGTGGTCGGATTGCGATGGAGATTCGGTGGACGTCATCGCCGCCCATAATGCGGAGTTCGAGGCCAAGTTTTGGGGCTCCCCGCCCCTTCCGGTCATCTGCACCTATAAGGCCGCGCTGCGCGTGTGGCCCGAGGCCCCGAGCCATTCCAATGGAGCGCTGCGGTACTGGCTGGAGGATCAAGGACTTCTTCGGCTGCACCACGAAACAGCCATGCCGCCCCATCGCGCCGGGCCTGACGCCTATGTCACGGCGCATATCCTCAAGGCGCTCCTGAGCGAGGCTACGGCACGCCAGATGGCAGCTTGGACGAAAGAGCCCCGCCTTCTTCCAAAATGCACGCTCGGCAAATTCCGCGGCGTGCCTTGGCCTGAGGTCGAGACGGGTTTCCTGACGTGGATGCTCAATCAGGCGACCATGGAAGTGGACTTGAAGTGGAATGCACAGCGCGAGTTGGATCGTCGCCGCAACGTGGATAATCCCGTCCTGTGACGCGCCTAGCCGCCGTTACCTTCTTCGCCATAGTCGCCGCGCTTCTGATTTGGGGCGCGGCAATGGCTATTGATGGTTGGCAGGCGGATGGTCTGCGGTGGGGCATTGGCCATGGATGCCAAGGCTCACGCTAGCTTGTCCGCCGAGTTGCCCCGTGCTGGCCCCGGCCTGTAGATCGACCTGACCCCCGCACCCCGCCGAATGGAAGTGGTCCAGCATGGTCTGGGCTTGCTCAGGGGTGAGCTTGGCCCCGGTGGCGCATCCCGACAGCAGAAGGCCGACAGCGGCCAGGGCGATGAGCTTCATGGTCAAATCCCGTTCGTGACAGGGGTTCCGGCTGGCCCGGCTTGGGTCAGGACTTGGCGACGCATCCGGGGATCTACCGACAGATGGAGGATGCCCCGGCTGCTCTCTCTGATCAGTTGGTCGAAGTCGATATCGGATGCGGCGATGATTTGTCCCGCGTCCTTCGTGTCCATGCTGGACACCACGAAATCGGCAGCCATGCCCATACTATGAGCCGACGTCGCCACCCCACCCACAGCCGCATTGAGAGCCGGTGAGCGGTATCCGGAGGTGATGTGGAGCGGATGCCCCAGAAGCGCCCGGACCCGCTCCAGCGCCTCCGCTAGGCTTTGCAAATGGGCCAGATGTTCCGGCGTGGGGCTGTTGTCGATCCCGAGGCTTTCCGCCGTGTCGGAGCGGGTGAATTCCGAAAGCGAAAAATGCTCGGTTAGCTGGGTCATTTCGGGTCCGTGGTGGCGGTGATGGTCGCATCAACCGTCGCGGTTCCGGGCTGACCGGTGGTCTGACGGGAGCGGAAGTAGTTGCCCAGCGCTCCAGCCCAAGCCGTGAGGACAATGGGCGTCAGGGATGCGATGAGATCGTGATTGCCCTGAGGCAGGGGAGCGAAGAACAGGGCTCCGAAGATACCGGCGACCATGAAGGTGGTGGCGAATGCCAGAACCGCCGCGACGTGCTTTTCGTTTCCAAAGTCCATGGTGATCCCCCGTCCTGCGGGAAAGTCTCACCGGATGGGTTTCAGGTCAATTCGCGGGCCTTCGTCTCATCATGAAGGCGGCGCCAGAAGGAAGGGCCGTAAGAACTGACGATGTAGATCGCCAAGCCGAGGCGGGACACCATGAAGGCCCAGCTATCGAAGGGACCGCTGGGGACATAGGCGGACGGAAGGGAGAGCATGAGGCCCGCCGCGATCAGCGCCATCCCGATCCGCTGACCCTGGCCGATCTTCTCCGACCATCCGATCAGCACCCCGACGATCACCACAATCGAGACGATGGAAAGCGCGGTGTTGAGAGCCCGAACCGCGTCCAGCCAGCCAAAGACCTGAGAGGCGAAGAGAAGGCTCATGAGTCCTGATACCACCGCATAGAGCTTGGGGCTGTGCGTCACGTAGTCCATGGCCTTGGACACCATCATGGGGCCTTCTCCGTATCCCCTGGCGTCGGGAGGCCCTTCACCAGGTCATAACGCTCTGCCCATCCCCTTGCCCTACGTAGAAACGCGGGGATTACGGTTAGGGCTCCAGCACCGACGACAAAGTTCACGAACGCCGGAACTGTCGAATTGCTGTCATACATCGAAAACCACAGTTCTGCGATAGGGGGGCCGCAAAACCACCCAGTGAAAAGCCCCACGGCAAAGGACGTCAGACGGCCACGGCGGGTCAGGTCGGCGGTGAAGGCCATGCCCACTACCGCGCCCGCCCCTGAGGCCAGATAAGGCCACGCGAGGGCCAGCCAGTGCAGGATATCAACGTCTCTCACCCGTCCTCATCCTTCCGCCGATGACCGGGGGAAGACAGGGCGTATATGATCACCCCGGCGAGCAGCAGGAACGAGCCCAAGGCGGCGAGCCAACTCCAGAACACGGCCTCCCCCCGGAGTTGCAACGCAGATCAGTTGCACCACGAACGCGAGGTTGAGGATTAGCATGTAATCATGCCGCGAGAGGGCCGAAAAATTCCCCTGCGCCTGAAAATCCAGATGCAGCAGCGTCTCGAAGAAGAAATCTGCGGCGAGGATGACCTTTTCGGGTCGGAGGCGCTGACGGCACATGCTGACCGCAATGCCTCCGATCAGGACGTCCACCGGACCATACAGGGCCATGTGGGGAAGCCCCGGAAGCACCTGGCGCGTGGCGGTGTTGAATAGCCATGACCCCACCACCAGCAGGCCCATAACCCGCGCGTCATCCCGCTCCCGACCCTGAGCCTGATATGCAAAGAGGAGGGCGATTGCGCACCCTCCTCCGTACAGAAGCGTTATGGGGTGGACCCCCATCATTCCTTCGGCTCTCCCCCGCTCTCAATCGAGACATCTCCGCTCTCGGTCAGGTGGGTGAATAGTTCCCAGAGCGCGCTGTGAGCCGCCATGGCGAGACGCCGCAGCCGAGGCCGCTTGGGATGGTTCGACGCGACAATTCGCGCCTCCATTTCCAGAAGGTCAGCGCGGATGCGAGTGGTGAGTTCGTCGTTGGTCACGGAAAGCCCCCGTTGTTGAACGGGTGAAAAGTGCCCGAAAGCGGGGCCGTTGGCTAGGCGACGTACGTACCGCTGGATGTGAAAGTATGAATGGTGTTTCCACCGGAAGATGTGACAGTCCCGCCGGTTCCGCGTTGGGAGCCAGGATAAGAGATGATCACCCCCCCGATATCTCCCGCCACGCCAGTTCCGAGCGCGACGCCGCCGCGCCCACCCCCGCCAATGTTTGTCCCGTGCCCCGCGCCATTCGTCCCAGCAGACCCAGAGAGGCTTCCGCCGCCGCCACCGCCAGCATAGGTCACGGATACCCCGCTAATTGAGGATGACGAACCGACCCCGCCGTCTCCGCCATTGCCGGCTCCATCGCTGTCCTGCCCGACCGCAGCAGCACCGCCCCCGCCACCGCAGCCTCCATCGGCGAGAGAGGACCCGCCGTTGTTTCCTTGGCCGCCGATTCCTGTTCCGCCAGACGCAGAATTGTACCCAGCCCCACCGCCGCTCCCCCCAGCATGTCCGGGGACATTGCCTGTTCCAGACCCGCCACCGCCGCCAGAAACCGAGACAGCCCCGAAGATGGAACTTCCCCCGTCCGTTCCAGGCGATCCGGCAGAAGCACCGCCCCCAGAACCCCCAGCCCCAACCGTGACCGTGTAGGAAGACCCCGCCGTAAGCGTGTAACCGGAGCCAGGACTAAATCCACCCGCACCGCCACCGCCGCCAGCATACCCGCCGCCGCCACCGCCACCGCCAACCAGCAGATAACTGACGGGATATGTCGTGGCCGCAAGAGCATGACGGAGGTTGCCGATATTGAACTTCACGTCGTCAGGTTCCCGAAGACCAGCCACTCGTCAGAGCCGAGCCGCAGCAGGGACCAGCTCGCATATTGGCCAGCCGACTTCAGGGCGCCGCCGTAGGATCGAAGGGTTACGCCAGTGTCGGGGGTGATGGTGCATTGCCCGGCCCCGATGGTCGCGCCGTCGATCCGGGTGTTGGCGGCCCATGCGACGGTCGCCTGCTTTGTCACCGTGAGGGTGTTGGCCCCGGCGATGTTCATGATGACGACTTTGCCCGCATCCCCCAGCACGAGGGTATAGCTGCCGGTCTGGGTGTTGACCCCGAAGGCGGTTGCGGCGGGCTCGGCTCCGATAGCCGCGAGAGCCGCAGAAGCCGTCGTGGCCCCGGTCCCGCCATTGGCAATCGCGAGCGTGCCGGCGAGGGTGATGGTCCCGGCCCCGGTGATAGGTCCGCCGGACGTGGTGAGGCCCGTTGTCCCACCTGAGACGGCGACGCTCGTGACCGTTCCCCCTGAGGCCGTGGAGGCGATGGTGATGCCACCCGCCGCGTTGGTCACGGTGATGCCAGACCCTGCCGTCAGGGTCGAGAGCGTGAAGCCCGCACCGTTCCCGATCAGCAGTTGGCCGTTGGAAGGCGTCCCGGTGAGGCCCGTTCCCCCATTGGAGAAGGCCAGGGCCGTACCGGACCAATTCGAGTTGTTGACGGAGCTCAGATAGGCCAGCGAGCCGAGAACGCCCCCATCGGCCAGCAGGGTTCCGCCAGTGTCGGCCCATGTGGCGACGTGGCCGGGGACGGACGAACCGGGACCATTGACGTCGCCCCCGCCGCCACCGCCGCCCGAGGCGATGAAGCCCGTGACCTGATCCCAGATTTGCGAGCCGTCCGCCCGACAGAGGATTTGACGATAGAGGCCCGACGAGGCACCCCAGATGGTCGCTTCCCCGCCTAGATCCAACGTGATCGGGTTCGGATTGAGCGTCGTCTGGGCTTCGTCTGCCCACGTGGCCTTCGGCGTCGTGGTGCTGGGGATGTAGTGGTAGACCTTCCCGCTCGCGACGGGATTACCCGTCACCGGGTCGATAAAGGTCTGTTTGCCCGGAGGAAGCCAGACGCCAGCCATGGTCTTAGCCCTTCTTCAACTCGGCGATTTCGGCCTGAGCGTCGGTGAGTTTCTGGGTGAGGTCTTGGACCTGGGCCGACAGGACATCATGCGAGGATTGGAGGGCGCGGTAATGCTCCTCACCCTCGATCACGGCCAGCGCCTTCATGCCGAATTCAGCAGCGATGCGGGCCGAGATGGCTTGGGACAGGGCTTGGGGGTCGATCACTCAAATTCCTCCGGGTGGGCTTCCATATAGGCCCGCTGGTTTTCGAGCATGGCCTGCTCCTTCGGGTCCGGCTCAACCGGGACATACGGCGGCGGATCAGGGGCCACCACCGCCCGCAGCATGGGGCGCTCATCGGTATTGATGTTTCGCATTATGGCACGGTCCCGACGAGGACCCCTCCGACGTAGAATTCCCACTTATTCGTGCCGGTGTTGGGCTTGATGTACTCCCCCGACCCGACCGCGCCAACACCGAGAACGGTAGTGGCATAGACCCCCGTCCCCGACGCCACCGCAGCCGCGAAGTTGGCTTGGACGTTGACGTTGAAGCTGTCGGGGCGGAGCCGGATGCGGCCATTGTTTGGCCCAGCCCGGTTGAACCGCAGGGCGATGAAATCGGATGTTCCGTCGTTCCCGCTCTCGATGAACATGTCACCGGGGGTATTGCCCCAGAGGGTCGGATAGAGACCACCAGAGCCCCCACGGCCTGCGGCATTCGCGGTCGAATTCATGATCCAGCGATGGCCAAGCGCCGTCGAGATCGCGGCGTTATAGCCGTCCGAAGCACTGATCCACGTGGTGAGGTCGGCCCGCACGGTGTCGATCCCGACCCGCCACTTGCCCGTGATCACATGGGCGGCGTCGGAGGGCTTGGACCCTGCGGAATTGAAGTAGGTCCCGAACCAGATGACCGAGCGGGCGCCAGTGTCGTTGGTCCGGGTGAAAGTATCGACCTGGGCGATGACGGCGGCGTCGTTTCCGTTGTCGTTGTACTGGCTCTCCCAGCCGGTTGCATACGTGCCAGAAGATGTCCCTTGGAAGTTGATGTCGCCCCCGTACTGATAGACCGTCGAGGTGTCGAAGAAGTGGGTTTGACCTGCCAGCGCCGTATATTGCTGGATCACCCGCGAGAGATCAGATCCGAAGTCCCCGGCGGCGTAGTTCGTGGCCTTGAGGTAGCGGAACGGGTTGTTGGTCCGCCGAGCCAGAGCGACAACCGCTCCCGTGAGATAGGCGTTCGCAACGTTCGGATGGAAGGTGATGACCTTCGTGCCGGTGTCGATGGTGTCGATGGTGACGGTGTCGAGGAAGCCGGTATCCGCAGCCGTCGAGAAGCCGATGACATTCCCGACCGACAGACCATCCACGGAATTCAGGGTCGCGGTTCCGGCTCCGCTCGAAATCCCTGAGGCCAGCCGCGCGATGACGCTGGACGAACCCCCGTAGGAGATGAACCAGCGATTGTGTGGGATCGTGGTCGCCTCGAAATAGCGATCCGTAATGCTGGTCCGACAGGCCGCGCCAATCACGAACGTCTCGGCCTCGATAAAGTCGGTCTGCCCCGCGAACCACCCTCCGATACCCTGCGTCGGGTACTGCGTCGGAGGCGTCACCAGATAGGTGTAGCGGCCCGGAAGCACCTCGCCGGACGGGGAGTTGAAGATTTTCCCCGACCCATCGAAATACTTTTGAAGGCCCGTCCCGCCCGTGGTGCGGAAGGTCCCATCATTGATCCAGATGCGAGAAGAACCGTTGGCGACAGCGGTTGCGAACGCAGCGGCATTATTGGTCCCGGCGGCGGGGTTGGCCGGATCGCCGTTCCCCACACCCCCAAGGCTCGTGAACTTCGGATAGAAGCCCGACGAACTACCGCCGAGAACACCCGAAGCCCCCAGCGCATAGGGGCTGATAACGATGGTGGGATCACTGAGGGCCGCGACTTCCGCAGGCGTGGCGAAGGTGACGGTCCCACCCCCGCCCGACAGGTTGAAGCCCGTCACTTGGTCCCAGAGTTGGACCCCATCGGCATCAAACAACACCTGACGATAGAGGCCATCACCCCAAATCGTCGCCTGTCCGCCCGCATCCAGCGTGATCGGATTGGTGTTGAGGACCGTCAGGCCCTCATCCTGCCAAGTGTCCTTCGGCGTATCGGTCGCCGGGACGTAGTGATAAACCTTGCCCGAGACGAGCAACGCGCCCGTCAGGGGATGGAAGAAGGTCTGCTTGCCAGGCGGGAGCCAAACGCCGTCCGTCACTTCAAATCCCCCGAATTTCACGGGGACATTGCCCGAAATAGCCCGGAGACGCTACCAGCGTGACAATCCTAGGAATTCACTTCAGCTCGAACCAGATCGTCTACGTGGCGATTTATCTCGGCCTCTGCGTCGTGCGGGGCGTGCAGCTTGGAATTCAGGACCGGATGGGCCGCTAGGGGCGGCTATCCACCAGAGCCGTCGTTGCGCCAGTTCCGAGGATTTTGTTCACCAGCGGACTAGGCGCGGGCTGAGGCTTGGCGATGGTCACGCCCTTGCTAGCCTTTATCGCGGCTCGCACCGAGGCCATGTCCTTCAACAGGGCGTCCAGACCGGCGCCAGCAGCAGCGCCAGCGCCTCCGCCCGCCGCCGTCCCACCGGGTCCGAAAGCTGAACCTCCGGTAGCGCCCGCCGCGCCGCCCAAGGTCGCCCAGAACCGCGACATGAGCTTTCCGGCCAGGGCCTCCACGACATGCCCAGAGTTGGAGGAATTCTCGCCACCCTTAACCGGCGTCGTGACCTTCTGAGCGACCTGGGCGAAATCGTCGATCAGCTTCCGCTCCTCAGGGGTGAACATCGTATCCACCAGGGGGCCAGCCTTCAGCTTCGCCGCTTCCCACGCCTTGAGGAATTTCTGACCGCTGAACTGCGTCGCCCCCGGTTCGGCGGGGTTCGGAGGCCCGATGCCCTCAGTGGCGATGCGGCGGAATGTCTCGGCCCGGATGGCGTGCCATTCCTCGCTGTCCGGTCCCAAGACATTCCGCAGCCGTACGAGATCGCGGGTCAGATCCTTTTTCCCGACCCACCCGAGATTGCTCTGCGTCCAGATTTGGTTCGCGGCATCTTCCGGAGCGACCTTCAGGACGCCCTTGTCACCCCCACGGGCTGTCCGCTCAGTCAGGCGCGCAATCAGATCATCGCCCTCAAAGGCACGACCGAACTCCGCACGGCTCTTGATCGCCGCCTTCCAAGCCGCCACCGCGTCGGGATTGCCCAACAGGGCCTTATCCGCCACCGCCTTATCCATGTAGCCGTCGAGAGCCCGCACAGCCGCACCCGCAGCCGTTCCGACCGCCCCGCCATCGGCCCTCGCGCTGGAAAGTTTGGCGCGGAGATCGAAGTACTGCCGGACAGTGGGCGCTCCCTCAGACCCGAACGCCTCAACCTCATTCAGCACTGGCTTAATCTGGTCAGCGATGAAGGGCTTGAGGGATTCCAGCACGGCCTCGCGCGGGCCTTGGGCACTGGGGAGCATAGCTTCCTCCCCCATCCCACGGGCCTTCTCATAAGCCGCCGTAACCTTGGCGCTGGCGGCATCCCGCTCCGCATTGAGGCGGTTGGACACCTTCGCTCCAGCAGAACCGTATTCGGTCCCAGGCTGGCCGGCGAGGCGATCCGTGATCCCCGTCACGTTGGCGTTGAGGGCTTGGGTCTGTTCGGCCTTGGTCGCCGCCATGATGGCCTGGGCACGCGGTCCCTTCGTGCCCTTGAGGATAGCGGACTCAAGCATCTGCTGGGCCGGGTCAGATGTCGCCTGCCCAACCGTCATCTGCACAGGCTCGGGAAGCGCACGAGAGGCCGCATCGACGGTCGCAGCGGTAGAGCCTTGCTCGACAGCTTGGGCGCCCTTGCCGCTGATGAACTTCCGGACGCCTCCGATGACCGCCGGGGCCACCACATGCAGAGCCCCACCCAGCGCAGCACCGGTCTTCATTTGCTCGGCTAGCGGCTCGTCACTGGTCGAAGATGTCAGGAGAGCCGCCGTAGCCCCCTCACGCGCACCAGCCGAAGCCCTAGAGGCAACCTTCGCCCCGGTGTTGAGGATTTTCGCCGTCAGTCCCGCAGCTTTCGGTAGAGCGGCTTGACCAGCCTTCCCCGCGAGGAAGGTTCCGACAGCACCCGAATTCGCCAGCACGGGAGCCGCAGCGGCTTCCGCACCCAGCATGAGGGGGAGTGACGTGAGGGTCTGGCCCACAAGGCGTCCGCCCTGAGTGATCGGGTTTCCCTTGCCGTCTTCCGTGTGGGTTTCGGCATCGTATTGGAGTTGTCGAGCCTTCTGGGCGTTCCGAAGCGTGCTGTCCTTCAGGCCGGGGATGAGGTCCGCCACGCTCAGGGTGACATCGCTAATCCCTTGAAGGGCTCCGGTCAGCGGGTCGGCCTTTACCCCATCCTTGCCGAGCCGCTTCTTAAGCTGGCCCGACATATCGACATAAACCGTGTCGGGAAGCAGACCCTCGATATTCACATCCCCATGCATGAACACCGGGTTCTTGATCGACCCCACCGGGGCCTTCGGATCAAGCGCATGGCCCCGCGCCAAGGTCCAATAGGTCTTGGTCTGGCCCTCATTGGTGTAATCACCCGTTTCCCCAATCGGGATGGCGTCCATGTCCCCGTAGGTTTTCTTCGGGGTCTTGGGCGTAGCGGGCTCAGGAGCGGCCTTGTCGCCGCTGGCGAGGCCAAGCAGCGCCTCGTCGCTCAAACCGCCCTGCGGGCTTCCTGCGGCTTCCTGCGGGGCCTTCGGCTTCGGAGCCTCGCCACTCGCCAGTTTCAGCAGGTCATCGTCGCTGATGGTGTCGCCAGCAGGCCCGCCCGCTAGGGTGTCACCACCGCCATAGTTCGCGAGAATGGCCTTCCGATAGGCCCGGTTCTTCGGGCCCCAGAGCTTGCGGTTCGGTCCGCCGTGATATTCGCCTAGCGCCTCATCGACGCTCAGGCCCTTGTCGAGGGATGCGGCGATCAGTCGGGCCGCCCCATCAACCGCTTGTTCGGGATCGGTTGGATCAACCCCGAGGCTCTTGGCCGTGCGGGGCATGATCTGCATGAGCCCGATGGCGCCCTGCGACGAGAGCGCCTTCGGATTGCCCCCGCTCTCCTGCGTCGCCACCGCCGCCAGCAACGCCGGGTCTACGTTGTGCTGGCGTCCGTACTTCTCGAAAAGCCCCGTGTAGTCACTGACGGCCATTTCATTTCCCGAGATCATCAGCGGTGAAGAGGCCCGCAGAAATAGCCGACCGCAGACCAGCGGCATAGCGGCGCTTCTGTTCGTCGCTCATCTTGGCGATGATGGCTTTCCGATCAGCCGCAGGCATGAGGTCGGCCCCGAAGGCACGGGGGTCAACCGAGTTCGCCCACTTGGCTCTCCACTCGACGTAGTTCTGAGGGGTCACCCCTTGGGCTTGGGCGAGAAGCGGCGCCGCCACCTCCATCGCCTTGAGGCCCTTCAGAACCGGAATCATCGCCACAGCAGCCCCATGGACCGTGTGAACCCCCGGCTGGGCATCAGACGCCATCTTCCGGGCCGCATCGGTTCCGAGCCCGAGCCGAGCCGCTTCCGTCGTCAGAGCCGTGGTCAGCCATTTGTTGGCTTCCGCATAAGCCTCCGTCTCGGTCTTGTTGGTCAGGACCGGGAGCTTCAGGCCGTAAGTGTCGGCCACGCCCCGAAGATTCTGCATCGCCTCCGACCCAGGCCCCGTCTTGGCCTTCCGGATCGTGTCATAAGCCTGGTCAAAGGCCGTCAGGGTGCGGCGAAGGTCCGGAACCGCGCCGTTATCCGCAAGGAAGGTCTTGGCGCTGTCTTCCATGGTGGTGGCATCGCCGGGAGCGAACCCAGCTTGAGCCACGGCCCCCGCAGGCGCACCCGGATTGGCTGCGGGATAGCGGCCATTTCCGCCACCACCACCGCCAGACGGAGCGCCATCGCCCACCAGCGAACCCTTCGGCACGAAATAGGGCTTCTTGTCGGGGCCGATGACTTGAACCAACTCGGCGGCGCTTTCCGGCGACAGTGACTTATCGAAGCCCCCCACCACATCGACGCCGCCATTCGGGCCAATCCCGCCCGTGCGGGCCGTGACGATTCGTCCGCCCGTATCCACGTTTCCGGTCTGACCCAGCAGCATGTTGATATGCTCTTGGGTGTTCCGGGCTTGGACCGAGAGGTTTTGGACGTATTGCCGCATGGCGCGTTCATCCGCCGCTGCATCACCCGTCATCGGCGGCATGTTCTGAACCGCCTGCACAATCTGGGCTTGGCTGTTCGGGTCGTTGAAATGACCCCGCTGGATAATATCCCGCGCCGCCCCGATGAAGCGATCAGGCGTGATCGGGGTCTTGTCCGACAGCAGGCTATCGAGCGTTCCCGACGCCACGTCCCACCGTTGGGCCGAAAGCTCTAGGTCGGCCTTCTGGTTCGCCAGCCCCTGGCCTTGGTTGCCGAGTTGGGCGGTATGTAGGGTCTGCGCCGCCTGGACAGCCGCTGGGGCGTATTGCTGAAGCTCGGGATGATCAATGAAGAACTGCCCGACCTTCGCAGCATCCGGAAGGCCTGTGGCGGGGTCAATCGCCGCGCTGATGGCCTGACCCGCCGCGACCTTCTCCCCGGCCTGCTGGGACAGGATGCGGTTTTGAATAAGACCCTGCTGCACCTGATTGAGTTTCCCCACCGTCGCCAGCGGGTCGAACTGCGGAGGTTGGGCCGACAGGGGGATTTGGGCGTTGACGTCTGAGGCGCTGATACCGGGCATTTAGGCTCCCCAAGCTCCGGGATTGTACCCCGCACCGCTCCAAGTCGTCGTCGCAGGAGCTCCATACAGTCCGCTAGAGGCCACGCCCCCACCAGAGCCGCCAAGGATGCGGCTGGTGAGATAGCCATTCACGGCGCTGTTGAGCCCCCCGGCTGCGGCATTGGCCGCACCAACGGTTCCCGCCGCCGAGGCATTGGCCCCGCCGATCAGGGCTTGGCCAGAATTGCTCGCGGCGTTCTGACCGAATGTCCCGGTCTGAGCAGCGGCGTTCTGGCCCATGGTGGCGACATTCATCAGCCGGTTGACCTGTTCGCCATAGGTCTGGTCGGCCAGACCCGTCACGAACCGCGAAATTCCCTTCGCCTGAGCCCCCGTGAGGCCCTTGGAGCCGAGGGCGCGGCCAACCGAGGCAACCCCTTGGTCGCGGGCGAACTGATAGCCCGGAAGGCTTTCCAGTTGGGCCTGAATGGCATTCGTCGGGGTCGCGCCGGTCCCGGTTCCAGCCGCAGGGGCCGTCACCTGAGGCGCCGCCACGGTCCCGAGCGCCCGACCTTCCTTCTGGCCGAACAGATTGTAGTGGCCCTGGGCAAAGTCCGTCAGATCCAAGGTCCCGTCTTGGTTGACGTCCCCGTAATCCTGAAGGTGAGTGGCGCCATAGGAGGACACATCGGGATTGTCGGTGAGGTATTTCCCCCAATCCGGCGTTCCGACCCCAGCCGGGACCGTGATCCCGTTGTAGGAATAGGACCCACCGCCGCCCGTACTTCCGGTGTCGATCCCGAGAAGCTTGGACAGTCCAGGCAGAGCCGAAGACCCGAAGTTCCGATAGCCCGACAGATCGTTTCGGATCGTGTCGAACATTTTCAGTTGTTGGTCGGACGCCTGCTGAGCGGCATTCGCCTGCGTCTTGGCCGCGCTCTTAGCCGCGCTACCCGAAATGGCCGCCCCCGCAACCCCCGCAGCGGCAATCCCCGCGCCCACTGGCATATCTGCTCTCCTAGAAAGCCGTCACCCCCGAGCGAGCAAGACGGCAAAGTCGCCGTTTTCTACCTCTAAAACGTGGGTTTGGATATCCAGCGTGTGGGGGCCGATCTGGATGATGGGGGTAAAGCCCGCAAATCTTGCCCATCGGTTGTAGCAGGCGACGCCCTTTCCGATCATCCCAGCCTTGATCATCAGAACCGCAGCCCCCACGGCTCGGTCATGCAAATCATCGTCCGCATGGTTCGGGTGGCCGATCTCTGTTTCAAGCTTATGGTGAAACCACCGGCCCGCCTTGAGGGCTTCGGCATCCCTCACGAACCAATCGTCAATCGTCAGGGCATAGAAGCCGATCCCGACCCCATCCTTCCATGCGTTCTCCCGGTGGAAGCGTTCACGGAAGCCGCACTTCACCGCCGCCATGCGGGCCGGGGGATTGTCATCAGGGCACTTGGTGAGGATTTCCGTGCAGTCGGAGCGGGTGAAGACCCACCGAAGGGCTTCGCGAGCTTGGCGGAAGTAGGACATGCCGCGCGCTTCGGGCAGAAATAGCGTGTGAAGCTCGTACTCGCCCGGCGCGAGATGTTGAAGCAGCCATCCGCCCCCGTCAGCCTCAATCCCGTAGTTCTGGACGTTACCGAGGAGGCCCGCGAGGTCCAGTTCTCCCTCGCCCCCCAGCCAAGGCCGAACCTCAGGATGGTTCGCGACGCTATTGAGGAAGGTGGGGTCTAGGGTCCGGCAGATCATGCGGGAAGTGATAGCACCTATCGCAGCAAAGAAAAGCCCCGCTCGCTGGGGGGCGGCGGGGCTAGTGCGGTTCGAAGACGCAAGTTCAGGTGGGGTACCCGAGTGGGTGAATTCACCCTACGCCGATTACGGGAGCCGTCAAGAGCGGCGGCAATACAAATAGGCCTGCACCCCCGCGATGGTTACGCCAGACGGCGCGGTCATTTGCAGCAGATAGGTGATGGCGCCCGTCGTCGTCCTCGCAATCGACGTCAGGGATGTGTCGTTGTTGTTCCAAAGGATCGTGATGAAGGTCCCGAATTCCGCATCGTAATACCGCTGGGCCGTATAGGTTCCGCTGTAGACCACCGCCGCGCTCGGGTTCTCAACGATCTGCCAACTACCCGTGAAGGTCCCGGTGACGCTAACCGACGTCGCATCGAGTTGGTTCGGACCCGACCCCTGAATGGTCAGGTTGCCAGCCGTCACCCCCGTCAACGCCACCGTCGCCACCGTCGTAAAGGACGTGCTGGAAACCGTGACGGTCTGGACGTCCTGGCCCGACTTCGCACCCGTGGGAGCCCCTGCGTCCGCCGTCTTCTGGGCATTCGCGGCCAGGGTTTGGGTCGCCTGAAGCTGTTGAACCAAGGCCGTGATTTGAGCCTGTTGTGCTTGCAATAGGGCGATGGCGTTCGTGTTGGCATTGGTCGCAGAAGCCAGCGCCGAAATTATCGAGTTGAACCACGTGATGAACGTGAGCGAGGCCGCCTTCCCATCCGCCGTGATCGGGAGGGACGAATTCAGGCCGGGGATGTTGAGTTGACCAGAAGCCATTACGCAGCCGCCCCATCAGCATCGATGAACGCACCGTTCAGAGCCTCAGAATATGGGTAGGACCAGAAGACTTCGAAAACACGGTCACGTCCCATGCCGAGCTGACGCGCCACCATCTGCCGCCCATATTGGCCTGTGGACCCAGCGGCAAGGCTAACAGGGTTGCCCCATGAGAAGCCCCCGTCATCGGACCATCGGAGCATCATCGTAGGCTCTGTGGTGGTCAGGAGTGCCGTGGCGCCTCCCGCTGACGCATAGACCGCAAACGACTTGTATGACGTCTCTAGGCCACTGTTTACGAGATGTTGGAACCCACGCCGCCTCGTGATCGGCGATCCGTCGTCGGTGTAAATCTCGGGGCTGACTTGGTAGAGTTTCCCGTTCTGGAAATCTCCGGCCACAATTCGGTTATAGGCGCTGGCAAGGCAATTGGGGCGCCAACGGTGTTCGACTCCATCCTCATCAATCCACGCGCGCTCATGCCATAGGCCCGTCGAGAGGTCGTAGACCCACGTCTTGTCATCGGTCGGGAATGTCAGGACATAAAATAGATGACCTTTCTGCTGATAGACCATGCCGATGGCGTCGGCGAGGTTCGTGTAACCGTCCATGAGATTTTCCATCGCATGGGTCGAAACTCGCTGAACGCTATAGTCCTTCCCTTGGACCACCATAGCCTTTCCATCATCGTCTTGGGTCAGCCAGAAGATGCTTAGATCGGTCTGGGCGACGGAATAGACCGCCTCGCACCCATGCTCGATGAATACCCCCGAGACCGGAGCGAAGGCGAAGTCCGTCCCTCCGGAGTTGTACCAGACCTGCGTCGTGTAGAGGCCGATGGTCCAGATATCCTCCTTCATGCAGATGGAGGTGGAGATGTTGTCGGCTCCCCCGACCTTGTCGGCAATGTCCAGCGCGTCGAACGGGTCGGTCCCGTTCCAGTTAGGCGGGCTGAGATAATATTGGGTGGAGTTCGGGCGGGTGAACACGAAATAGGTATCCGTGTAGTCCACCCGATTAGATCCGTAGAATGCGGGATCGCTGATCGTGCTGAAAGCGTGGGTAGTCAGATCGATGACATATCCGGCAGCCGTTCCATCGACCACGACCAAGACAATCCCGTTGTCCTTCATGCTCCCCGGGGTGGCGAGATTCGCAATCGTCCCAAGGGCTGTCCGGGTGAACGTCTGATCAGTGTAGTACACCACGTTCGAAACGATTTCGAACAGAGCCCCGTTGGTAGCGCGATAGGCCGTGCGGCAAATCAAGTTCGCGCCGGGGTTGGCAAGGGTCACGAGACCGGGGGTGAGGTAGTTGGTGTACTTGACCGCCCCCCCAGCCATGTTGAGTTCGGGATAGAGATTTAGGCACCGGATAGCCGCCGCAATCGGGCTTTGGGCTTGATAAAAGCCGCCCTCAAGCTGGATGAGTTTCGGTCCCGGCATCCAACTTCACCTTCTTCTTGCGGCCTCCTGGGCGCGCGGGGTCAAATAGGCGTTCCGTCGCCCAACCCTTTCTTACCCTGTTTTTCAGGGCGCAATAACTGATCCCAGAGAGCCGAGCCGCCGTGCCTATGGGGATGCGACCGAGAGGGGTGTCTATCACGACACAAAACTCTCGGTTTTTTTGCTGCTCATTCGCTGGAATCCATGTGCAGTTTCCGGGTTCATAATCCCCATTGTTGTTCACGCGCTCGATAGTGAGGCCGTCGCGGTAGTTAGCTTCCATATCCTCAAGGAAGCGGTCGAAATTCAACCAGCGCTCGCAAACCTTGATGCCGCGATCCGAGTAGTATTTTCGATGGCTGGCCTTTGACCCATTGCACCGCCTGAGCATGCCCTTCCAGATGCGATAAATTCTGGTCTTGGACATGCCGTGGGTGGTGTTTGCCGAGAGCCGGTTCTCTCTCGTTCGACACCCACAGGAGGTGGTGGCGCCGAAATTTAGCATGCCGCCGGCGACGCGACGCTCAGTTCCACAGTCGCAGCGGCAGAGCCACGCAGTCGAGGTCCTTATTTTTCCGTCTTCGCGAAGAACGAACCAGCGGCCAAACCTAAGGCCTTCGAGAGTGAGCTTCTGTGCCATGGCGTAGCATAGCACATCAGGTATAACGCTGGTTAATAGTCTTCTAGCGACCAGCCGGCCCCCACGAGTCCGACCAGATATTGTAGCCCCCACCTGACATCGGCAGCACAGTGCCCGGCATGTTCATGGTCGGGACCTGCACATTCGACGTCCGCAGCGTCTCCAGACTGGCCTTCGCAATCGCCACCATGCCGGGATCGACCGGAAGCTTATAGGCCGCACACAGGGCCAGCACGAGGTTGGAATAGAGGGCCTGTTGATACTCGTCTGGGAACGCGAGGTCGGCCTGAATGTCCGTGATGTCCTGCAACGCCGCCTTGACGATCAGATGCAGTTCGTAAGTGATGCCCACGTTCGGGATCGGCCACGGGTAGACCGTCCCATTCGGCCACCCGCTGTCATAGAACACCAGCCACGAGGGGCCACCCTGCAAGCCCTTGAGGGTGATTTGCGAATAGTCCTCATAGGACCGGATGACCCCCACCGGGTAGTCAATCGGCGATCCCGAACTCGGGTAGATCTGCCGGATAAACGCCGCCTCGATCTGGTCGGTGCGGGGCGCGTCAAAGGTCTGGCCTGGCCCGAACGAATAGCTCTGAGCCCCCGTGAGCGTCGCGTGGACATCCACCAGATGGAACACCAGCCAACGCCGCCGCGCCCATTGGCTAATGATCATCTTGAGCCGCATCAGGGCGTTTGCGGTGTCCTCACCGCTCGCCACTTGGCCCCGAGCCGAAACACCCGCATCCAAAAGGGCGAGGCTGATGATTTGAGCTGCTGTGACCGCCATGCGTGCCCCCTGTGTCGGGGGAACTTAGCAAAGGGCCTCGGGCTTGGCGAGGATGGTGCCCCAACTACGACTTGAACGCAGTTCACCGAGTTACGAGGACGGTGCATCACCTAAATGCTTTTGGGGCTTGGTGGGCGCGGTCGGAATCGAACCGACACTGTGCGGGATTTGAAGCCGCTGCCTCTGCCTGTTGGGCTACGCGCCTACAGGGTCAAGCCAATCGTGTGAGACATCCGAAAAACATGGCGTCCCTGATACTGCTTTCACCATTGGCCCGCAAGGGCATTGGAGCGGAGGGAGGGAATCGAACCCTCGTCGTCAGTTTGGAAGACTGCGGCTCTACCATTGAGCTACGACCGCATAATGCAGCCCGGCGGGTCAGGAATGGTCCCGCCGGGCGCGTCCGGAAGCCTAAGCCGCCGGAGGGGAGATTACATCACAGGATCGGAGCCCTTGGAGGAATCCACGGCCTCAAGGATGCGCTTGGCGGACCAGCGGCGGTCGAAGGGCACGTTGGCGACTGTGGCAGCTTCAATGGCGGCGGCCTTGTCATCTTCATCCGACTTCAGGCGCCGTTCGGACTCCACCACTTCAGCGCCGCCCATCAGGGCTTCGAACTCTTCGATGCTGGTCACCTCCACCACCGGAAGGCTCTTGCCCCGGAGAGCCGCCACGGGCCAATCCTTCGGATAGTATGGGTCGCGCGATGGCTTCCCATTCAGCATCGCAATGGCCATGGGGAATTCTTCGAAGGTCCATGGCGGGGAAGGCATGGCATAGGGGTTGGGCATCGGGGAAGGGTCCTTTCGGTGACTGCACTGGCGAGACTAATCCTCTAGGCGCTCGTGTGCAAACGGGTCAGCAGCAAGGGCTTGATCTAGACGGTTTTGTTTTCGGACGTTTTCCGCTTCTGGAATGATGCGGAGGTTGTTCTGCACATGGAGGCCACAGACCAATTTGCTTTGAAGCGGGACGATATGATCGACGTGATGAGGAATGCCCGTCTCTTCGGAAATCCTTACCGCCTTCTCATAGATGGCTAGCACTACTCGCCCATCACACCATGGCGGCGTTGCGACCCGTGATTGCCGGCGCCACTTGGCGGCATATGCGTTTCTTTTAGCGGGGTTTTGCTCGTACCAGATCTGGGCGGCTTTGCTGACCCTATCCGGGTTCTTCGCTTTCCAGTCTAAGAGGGCATTCAGACGCTTCTCCCGGTTGGCTTCGTAATATCTCCGCTGGTTTGCTGCGAATTTCTCCGCATGCTCTGTCCGATATCGCCGGTCCCGTGCGCGCTCAGATTTCAAATTCGCAAGCCGAAACGCCTTGGATCGTTCTCGATATCTTTCCGGATTCCGTTCGCGACACTTCTTCGTGCGCGCGGCATTTCCACGCGCCTTCCATTCATCCACTGTCTCGCCTGGTTGCTGGCAGAGCGCCAACCACTCTTCATAGGTTCCGGACCATCCCTTACGGGGTTTGAGATAACGCCCAGCACGGCGGGC